AAGATAACTATTGTCTTGTTGATTATCTAAGTCTACAGAAGGATCTGGAGCCATTAGCTGCTGAACACCTGCCATTGCGAAATTAAGACCTGTTAAAAAGATTGCCGCGCTGACTATTCCAATCTCCGTTCCCGCTGCCGTTACCATTATAGTTTTGCCGAGGCCCGGGAATTTGATAGAAATTGCTATTAAAATTGCGGCAACTATAATTTTTCCTAAAGCTCTTTTTGAGCCTGTAGGAACAGCTTGTAAGGTAAAAGATCCTTCCGGATAGTTAAAAAGCATTTCATGATCTTCTTCTATAGGTTTTCCTTCAACTGAACAAACGAATCCAATACCTTTTTCTTGGCACTCTATTAAATAGTTACGAAAATTATTAAAATTAGTCTCAAAACATTGAATAGCTTCTCCAAAATTAGAAACATCCATATCAAATTCGGAACCAAATTTATCTGCGATTTCTCCTTCTAAGTATACTTTACGCAACATATCTATATGCTCCTACTAAGTGCTCTGCCCAAAACGGATATAGATTTTCTCTGCAAGAAAGCCTATTTTCTGCATGATGAAAGAAAATATCATTTCCCAAGTATACGCCGCAGTGGTCAGGAACAGTATGCCTCATTTTAAAAATAAGAACATCATTTGGTTTCATATCTGGCAGAGGTATCTCTTTTCCACCCCACTTTTCTATAACTTCTGTAGAAAAATAATTTAAATTTCGATCCCACCAGTTATCTTCAAAAAGAATTCTAGGGGGTATGGTTATATTTTTAGTTTCTAGATAGTCTCTCATTGCTTCGAAGCAGTCTTTTATTCCAAACTCATATTCTCTGCCTATTAACGGATAAGCTCTTTTAGTAGGCTCTACAATATTTAAATCCATTTCAGGATAACTAAATATGTAATAAGGAATTCCCAAAGCATTACAAGAATCTATATCATGCTGAGAAGCCTCGCTAGAAGCATCAGGATGACTATGTACAATTGCAAAAATATCTGCTTTTCTTTTTATACTTAAATAATCGGAAGAAGATAAAATAAAATTATCTTCATCTAGTGCAACATTTTCACAAGGAAACCATAGTTTTTTACCCTTTACTATACCAATTATTCCGCACCCTTCTCGAGGATATTCTTTTTCAAAATGCTTTTGTATTTCTTCTATCATCGGAACTTTCTCGAACCCGGGAATCCTCCAAAGGGAAGATAGTATCTTTGATCTAAAGCTTTATCTACATATGCCGTATAGGTTGCCGATCCATCGGTACCACTAATATCTACAGGTACGGTAATTGTATAAGGGTTACTATTATCTACCGCTGAGATAGTATGATAAGATTCTCCGAAATCACTCGCAAACGCATGACTGCTAGGATTAAATACGACTCTTACAGAATCTCCGACTGAAAAGGGGGTTTCGGCAGCAAAAGTAATTACAGCATCAGTATCTGATGCTGCTATAGAAGAAACTACTTTACTATATCCTTGAAACCGAATTTTACAAGAATTCAAAGTTTTTCCACAAAGATCAGCACGTTTCCAGTATTTTCTAAAGTATAAGGGGTCTTTTCCAGAGTTTGCAAAAACCGCTTCCCATATTTGTATTTGTCCTGTAGTAGCATCTACAGTTTTTACTAAAGTACCAGCATTATAAGAAGTTCCGGGTGCCCATGCAGTAATTGTGCTTATATCTGGTAAAGCAGTATCATCGTCTCGAAAAAATCGATGCTGATCTCCATTGTAGCTCCATAAGCATCCTCCTCCGTAACCTTCTATTACTCCTTGGTATCTCCAAGCGCAATATTGCCCAATCACCTCCCTTGCGGGAATTCTTGCTTTTTCCAGATCAAGAGGAGATGCAAGCTCAAAAGCTACAAATATATTATTTTCCGATGCAATTCTATCTACATAGTATGTTTGAGGAGGAAACTCTGTTTCTGAAGTGCCAGCCTTATTTAATTTTGAAGCAAAAGTTTGGCGATAAACTATTTTTGTACCAATTAGATCTTCGTTTCTTTCAAAATTAACATCTAAAGGGCCCCCTTGAGTTGTTAAAGTTCCTCCACTAGTATATCCCGTATGAGATGTTCCATCTTCGGAAGTGCTTAAATCACTTGTAGTAAACAATTCTACTGTAGTGGTACTTAATCTATTAACGTAAAAAGTTTTATTATTTAACTCGGTCATTCCTCCGATACCAGTTATTTCTATTTTATCTCCCGTGATTAAGGTATGATCTTCACTTGTTGTAATTACAACTGGATCTGCTTGAGTCGCTCCAGAAATACCTATACTTATACCGCCTCTTCTTATTAAATCAAGTGTAGTTTCTGAATTTGATACACCCCCTGTCAAGCTTGGAATATTTGCAATTGTAAGAGTAGGACGAGCAATTGCACCTGAAGAAGCTATCTCTATTCCAGTTATTTGAATAGGAATTGCTAAATACTCTACTTGATTAAAAGATACTTGAGTGGGTCCGTCTTGTTCTGCATTAAATAAATGATAGTTACCTGCCTCCTCATTATCTTCATAATTTGGCAAAGTAATATCAAAAAGTTCAACTAAGGCTTCCCCCGTATCAAGAAGCTGTACTGTATCAATTATATCTGTCACGGTTCGTATACTCGTTTAAGGTTTGCACTAAGGGTATGAACATTTGGCTGAGTATAAGTAACATTATAGTTTTCGCAAACAACTTTCAATGTTTCTCTCTGTAAAACTATATTAAAAGATCTTCCTGCTTTTGCATCTAAAAAAGCGGAGATAATCTCTATCTCTTGCCAAACACGATTCGAAAAAAGAGCACTTAAAGTTTCATTTTTTGTATTTATTCCGTCTAAAACTCTTTGTTCGTACCCATCTCCAAATTTTGCAGTAAGAGTTCTATGTGTGGAAGTTCTATTTGTATTTCTATTAAAATTCAATTCTTTTGAAGGATTTGTGGCAATAACAGCAACATCAAATGTTAAAGCGACTGCTCCTCCACTTCCTAGTTCAGTATCGGCTATAGTTATAGTATCATCGACGGCGTAGCCTTTTCCTCCTTTAACTATTGTTATAGAGGCTGCTCCACTTCCATCTATAGTAACATTAAAACTTGCCCCTGTACCAGAACCGCCTGTAAAAGCAACATTTGAATAAGTTCCTTCAGCTCGACTGGCATCAGCGGCACCTACAGTATCCACACTTACAATTGCATTAAAATCCGTATAAATTTCATTTAAAATATCTAAATAGTCATCTTCTGTATTAGATGAAGGAAACTTTGTAGTTAGAGTACTAAGAACATCATCTCTATTGATTGTAACACTAAAAGCGCGTGCCATTATGCTACTCCATACGGACTAAGAATTCCGCCTGCACGTTTTTGATTCAAAAGTTCTTGTTGAACTGCATTTGCAATTGCTTTTCCAAGATTTGCACCGTCCATACCATCGGCTTCTGAAGTTTGAGTTGCCCTTCCTTCATTGTCAACATTTACATTTACAGTTACATTATTTGTGCTCCCCGCATTTCCACCAAGCTCTACGGGTATAGAACGATTATTAGGAAGAGGAACTACTGCCTCCGTGCCGTGCAATACTGCTGGATATCCACTATCTTTTCCGGTAAATACGCCTCCCTGTGAAGCATATGCAGGAGGTTGAGTCATTCCACCATATCTAAAAAATCCCATCGGCGAAGCCGTAGCAGTGGGAGCTGACACTCCTCCTGCTGCAGGAGCACCAAAACTGAAACCAAATGCTGACATCAATATTCTCATTGTAATCATTTGAGCAATAATTTGAATTAATTGTTGAATTATTGCTTTTGCCATTTGAGCAAATGCTTCTTTTACTGACATTGTTCCAGAAATGAGACCAGTAAGAGCTTGTGTCATTGAATTGCTTATTGTATTGTACAAAGCATCCATCGACTCCAGCTCAAAATTTAACTGCTGTTGAGCTAATACCGCATCTTTTAGTCTATTTAGCTGCTCTTGATCCATTGGGCCATTTTCATTTTCTATGCGTCGGCGCTCTTGATTAAATCGTCGTTGAACAGGACTAAAGCTAAAATCTTGCACTTCACCTCTTAGTCTGTCTGTCTCTCTATCTAGCCCTGCCAAAGCTAATTCTGCTCCTTGATTTTTAAGAAGCTGTAACTGTCGCTCAAGTTGCTTTGTTTGTTCTATTTGTATATTTAAAAGAGCTTGGGCTGCTGTTCTATCAGGCCCTTCTTTCATTTGAGTTATTTCGTACTGTCTCTGCACTTGCTCCAATTTTTGTTTGTTTATATCCATTTCCATGCCTAAAAATTTCGCTTGATTTTTAAGGCGAGCTTCTTCTGCAACTGTTGTTGCTAACTGAATTTGCTCTTGAATATTTCCTAATTTTTTTGTATTCTCTAGTCGAGTATTTAAAGCTGGAATAGTGCCTGTATTTAGCAGCATTTTTTCTAGCTGTAATTGTCTTTCTTTTCTTAAATTAAGCTCTTCTTGAAGTTCATTTGCCTTAACAGCTGCGGCATTATTTGATCTAGCAATTGCTAAATTTTCTATTGCTCTAGCTTGTTGTTCGGCTGTTGCATTTGTCCCTTCTTTTGTTGCGGCAGAGTGTTCTAATTCTGCTATAAGTAACTGTCTATTTGATTCAAGTAGCTTATTTGACTGAAGAAGCCTATCTGCTTCTACATTTTGTAGTTTTTCATCTATTGTTAGTCCGTTTGTTCGAAGCTGGCTTTCTTTTTGAATATTTGAATTAATAGTTTCTTGAATAGTATTAAATTTCTCTGATCTTTTATTCATTTCTTCTTGTATATCAAGAGTAAATGCATATTCTTGTGATAATTTTTCAGCTTCTGCTTGAGCCTTTTCCAACTGTTTAGCATTTTCTGCGGTGTCTGCTGCCTCTGCTTTTGCAAGAGCGGCTCGTGCTTCTGCTAATTGACGCTCTTTTTCTGCTGCTCTGGAAGATGCTGTTCCCCCAAAAGCTCCTGTTGTAAATCGATCTACGTTTTTAGCCTCTAGATCATCTAAATTTGCTTGTGCATCTTTTGTGGCCTGACTAGTACGATTTCCTATCTCTGTTATTTGTGCTTGGACTCCAGCTAATGCAAGCTCGCCCTCCTTTACTTGTTTTGTTATATTCTCTCTTAACATTACAGTAGGATCTAATGATTTTTTATTAGTTCCTGCGAGCCTCTCTAATTCTTCAAACATCTCTCTATTTAATTGTTTAAAATTAGCTATAGAGGCTCCTGTATTCATTATAGAGTTTGCTAATTCAAGCATACTATTTTTTGCATCTTCAGTTATATTTTTTAAATCTAAGCTACTTGCCAGCTCCTTAAACTCGGGGTTCAAGTCAGATAAAGCATTTAACGTGTCACGAAATGCTTGCTCGGCTTCTGGAAAATTACTGTTGCTTGGATCAAGAGCTTCAAAAGATTTAAACTTTGCATTTAAATCCGCAGACTGAAAAGCTTTACCAATAGCTTCTACTTGCTCTGTCACACTTAAAAGCTCAATATCTAAAACAGTTTTGGCAGTTTTATCTAGTTCTTCATTTAAAGTTTTGCTTTTATCTGTAAAGTCTTCAATAGCTTCGTTTGCTTGTTTTACCGACTCTTCTAAAGGAAAGAAAACATCAATAAGAGCTTTGATTCCGTCTACTGCCAGTAATATAATTCCTATCCAACCTGCAATATTAAAAGCTGTAGAAAGTGCTCCTGCTATTCTTCCAGAGGCTTTTGCGGTAAACTTTTGTAAACTTGCAATTGCAGCTTTTGATTTTATTACATAAGTTTTTACATGAAGTGTAGCTTTTTCATAAGTAGTAGCATGTTGTCTTTCAAACTTTTTAAGAACCATAGCTCTTTCAGCATAAGATTTTTTAAGATCATTTAGCTGTTGCTGGTTCATGCCTTTTAACTTAGAGTTTACGATTTGGCCATGCTTATCTATCTGAGCTTGAGCCCTTGAAAGCATCATCTCTGCATTTTTCTGAGACTCTCTTGATACTGCGCCGCCAAATAAAAAATCAACTCCACCTTTACCTGTAGACTTTGCGGAAGATGTATCTATTCCTGCTGATTTTGCGAGACCTCTATTGAATTCTTCATTCCCTTTAAGTACTTGGTCTCGATCTGCGCCTAAATTCTTAATTGTGGAACGAATTTTATCGTAGTCTTTATCGAGAGCTTTGAGCTTATCCGACTGCATATCGAAATTCTTTTGCGCTGTTTCGCCCCAGTCTGAAAAACTTGGTAAGATAGATCGAACAATTGGAATTGCAAATAACCCTAGAGCGGCTGTAAGACTTAAAGTTCTTTCACTTAAAAATTCGAATACAGGAGCAAGACCGCCTGCAATTCCTTCTTTTATAGTATTAATAAGACTTTCAAAACTTACTAAAAATTTATTTAAAGAAGCAGCGCTGGGATCCATTATTTTTTGAATGGCTCCAAACTTTTTCTCTGCTTGTGTTAATACATCATTTGCGACTGCTTGGGTTCTTTCAAACTGTGTAAGTTCGTCCACAGGTTTATTTATTGCATCTGCATATTGCTCTGTGGCATCTTTAAGCCTTAATACAATACCAAGTTCGTCGAGAAGTTCTGGTTCTGCTTTTGTTACACCCCTTACAAGACGATTAAAAGAGTCTGTTAAATCTCTTCCAAGAGCAAAAGAAGCATTTTTAGCAGCGTTTCCAAGTGCATCAAGTTGAGAAGGACTAAGACCTGCTGCTGTACCAATGGCAGCCGCTCTCGCAGCCTCTGCATAGCCAATTTGACCATCTGTTGCTTCTTTTATTGAATTTGTTATGGTTTTATACGCAACACCAGTCGCAGCACCTAAAGCTTCTTGACCAGCAATTAGATTTCGTACTTCACTAGCAGATTTTAAAAACTGAAAAGCAGCACTAACCGCAAAGACTTGAGCTGCAAGAGTTGCATAGGCCGGCACAAGACCTCCAGAGATACCTTGTGCCATTTTTGAAAAGTTTTTGGTTCCATTTGCAGATTGCTGAGAAGCGCCCTTCATTCTGCGATCAGCAGTAAGTGCTGATTCAGAAGTTTGATCTAAGGCTAGTCCTAGCTTTTTCGCATTTACAGCTACGCGTTGTGTAGTACCTTTGTCATCTACAACTACGTCAATATAAACTTTATTTTTTGCCATTAGCCACGCACATTATGGGTGTAGGTTTTTCCACCCCCTGCAGACTTAGCTTTGCGCTCTTCTGCTTTACGTTTTCTCTCTTGTGTTTCCATTCTGTACTTAATAATTTGACTTTCGTACAGTTTCATAAAAAGAAAAACTTCTTTTCTATTATCTACTTCGTGCAGCTCAAAAATATACTCTAAGGAGTCCCAGTGTTTGCCTAGGTAAGTTCCTGACATTCCTTCCCAGTTATCACTAAGGAGTCCATATATAAAAAATGCCACTTGAACCTCTGCAGGAAAACTAGAGGGCTCGAGCGGCATTTTGTCAGGGTCTGGTTCTTGTCCTAGCTGTTCGCAAATAAGTAAATACTTATCAACATCAACGGGAGAAGCTTGCTCTATTACATATCGCTCAAGTAGGCGATTTATTTCGCCTACTTGTTGCTGGTAAAATTTTCGAGATCACCTACTACTTCGGTAATCCAAGTGTCGAAATCATTTGAATTTTTCATCAAAAGTTCGGCATTTTCTTGCGTAAAGGGCAAACTATCATTAGGATCAAGCTCAGAAATATCGACCAAAAGAAGCTCTTCTAAGTATCGAAATTTAAGACCTTTCCACCCTTTGATTACTGCATTACAGTACTCCGTTAAGAACTTATCTTCGTCTAAATTTTCTTCAGGTTGACGAGTCTTTCTATTAAACTTTGTACTTACACACTTTTTTCGTAGCTTTAATAGCTCTTCCCGGGCTAAGTAACAGACATCAACTGTCATGTCTGGATAACCTGGAAATTCTAAGGTTACTGTTTTACTTGGAGTCATAAGACTCGCGAGGGATACAGGTTCTTTTTTATCGGGCATATCTGGTTCCTTTTTTAAAAGTTGTTATTGATTTATACCACATATTATATCGAAGCGCAGGAAAAATGTCAAGAATTATTTTTAACACCTGGAAATAAAAAACCCGCCGAAGCGGGTTAATTAAAAAGTATTCAATAATATTAGTACGTTTGCTCGTTAGCTGTGGCAGTATCACCAAAGTAAGTAAGAACAAACTCATCTGCTTTATCGAAGTCATTCGTATATGCACCAAATCCAGTTTCAACAGAAATAACATCTTCAACTGAGTGAACTGGTACATCAATATGAACTTTCGGCATATTAATATACAAACGAGGGTCGCCTGCAGTTGATCCGCCAATCTGGAAGGTTACTTGGAAGTCGTTTACAACTTTATCCAAACCTTGCCCAGAAGTAGTCATGTTGTTAAACAATTCCACAGAAGAGCCTTTGTGAGTGCCATTCGCAGGATCTGCGGCAGTATCAAGAGTCAAGTAACAAGTAAAGTTACCTGTTACAGTTCGACCACCTGTTACGCCTTCGATTGGAAGGTTTACGTTACCTAATTCTTCGGGAACGAGATATGTAATATTATTTGAAATAGTTACATTTCCTCCCGTAAGTGTAAGGTTATAATCTCCTGAAGGGAATGCACTAGCAGTATCTGTAGTTGATACAATGCACTGAGTTAGTCGATTTCGAATAAAGTTAGCAGTTGAGTCTACACCAGCATCTTGTGCGGTTACTCCAGTACCTGTACCCGTAGAAGTAAATAAAGAAAACAGCATATCAGCATCTGATTCTAGATGAACTTGTCCAGCTGTTCCTGCTTGGGAACCAAATGCTGTAGTATTTGTAAGTACATTTCCTGCTGACTGCATATCTGTAATACTTGCAGCAAAACCAGACCAGTTAATTGTTGCAATACCGTCTACATCAAAATCAATAGAAGCTTCATTAATCTGTGCATTCGATAGCTTGTACACCATAGGCTTAGTTGTACTTGTTTCCATTACAAAATACAAATTACAAGTAGCAAGTACTGAGCGGTTTGACTGTCCAAAGTTAATTGTATTGCTAACATCAGTAGGCATAGAAACAAGCTCGTCAAAATCGGAGTTTGCATCTACATTTGCATTTCGATAAAAAGCATTAGAGCTGCCTGTATCAAGTCCATCAATTGTTAGAGTTAGAGTTCCCGTACCGCCCCCAACTAGAGAAGCAGGAATTGTGAACGTTTCCGCAGATACATAATCAGTACCACCGCTAATTACTTGAGCAGAGTCTGCTGTACCACTCGAATTTACAGAAATTTGAAAAGTTGCGCCTGTACCTGTTGAACCGCTATAAGTAGTATCATCAGAATCTACAACATAAGTACCCTGCTCTCGATCAGTAGCGGTATCAGTAGTTAAAGCAACACTATCAATTGATGCTGCACTACTAGTTGTACCAAACTTATCTGCGCCCGCCATAACAGCCCATAAAGCTTCTTCTACTGCATGATGCTCATTTCCACTGGCTGCAGTGGTTTTAAAAGGTCGTACATAAGTAGCAAAAGACCACTCTGCAGGAGCAAGAGAGTCCGTAAAAAGTCGTCGACCTCGACGGCTAATTCCGTCGGCACCCTGCATTTCCGACAGTGTAATATCGGACGTATTAGTAGACTGCGAGAAACTAAATCCATCAAGAACAGGAATTTCCCACACTTTACTATCAAACTCTAAGTAGAGTTTCGAGTCTCTACTAAAGTATAATTGTTGTGCCATAGTTTATCTCCTATGAACTTTGAAAAGGCTTGGACGTGAACGTTTGTTCTTGCCAGCCGTTTCTAGTATCGAACCTCTATAAGTATTTCAGCGACTCCTAAAGGCTCTAGTACACCTTCATCAGTGTCAATACTAATGATTGTGATTTGTTGAGTATGTTGTTCTAATCCCATTCTATCATAGTAAGTAAATCTACTATTTTCTTCTAGAACAGTTTCTACATCTTCGAGAAGCTCATCAAGAGCATCTACTGCATCTTCTTGATTTACATAACAGCGAATAGTTACATTAAGAAATCTATCTTTATATCCGCCTCCTTGGTATTGTCGAGTTTCTGATCCCGCATTTAAGTGTATGGCGGGGAAGGCTTCAACTTCATCCCAAAATTTTAATCGAGGACTAACCTCTGCTACTGCTGTATGATATACCCCTCTACCATCTATCTGTGCCAGTTTATCTGATAAAGCTTTAGTTATAGCAGAGCGGCGGCTAGTATACTGTCTAGTTGTAGATATAGCCATTATACTCTCCTAGTATAAAATCTTCCTATGGCATACTTAGCTGCAATTTCTCTTATTGACATATCAATAAGCTTTCTCGGATCTCGTTCCTGAGAAGCCCAGCGATTATCACCAATTCCTGTTTCAAAAACTTGATACGGATCTCTTTGGTATGTGTACGCATAACTAGGATATCCCGCTGTTGTTTCATTCACTGCCACTACTCTGACACTGTCTGCAAACCTTCCTGTTTGATAGTTCAAACGAGGATCTCTCATATTCTTTTGTAAAACTTGGGGCAGCTGTCTATTTATTTCGCTCATCAGTGCAAAAGGTGCTGCAGCTACTCCTTTTCTTGCTGTTTCTGTTCTTTTTCCTTTCCTTTTATAGTTTAAAGGAAAAATTGTTGGATTTGCAATACCTGTTATACTTTCTTGTTTTTTTGTTTTTGCTTTTTTTGATTTTCCTGTACTTTTAGATGTAACTCTTGTTCGAATAGGGTTTTCTGTTTTTACTTTCTTTTTCTTTTTCTTAGCTCCCACCGCTGTAGAAACTAAAGTTTGACTAATTGCATCAGGTACAGAAGGGGACCCCTTAGAGTTTATAATTCCCTCTATACCTGTTGTACCTCTCGCAGAAGTACCTCTTCGTAAAATATTGTAATAAGCAGACTCTAATTTTGCCGCCTCTTGGTTATCAACAGCCCTGCCGAATAAAAGAGTAGGGGTAACTTCAACTTTTAATTTTCCTGTTTTTGCATTAACATCATAGACTCTAGACAGCTCTACTTGCATATCATTTTCGTAGTCTACAAAAAGATCAAATAATTGTTGCGTTTCTCTTCTTGTTGCGCCTAATCTTGCTGCTTTTGCTTGGGCGGCTTTCTTTGCCCTTGCAACTTTAAGAGTAGAAGCAGCATATCCTTGACCGCCTCCATGCTCTAGTTGAAATCCAGTATCTTTACTAGCTCCTCCAATTTGTTTTGCTTTATCACTAAGATCCTTACTGAAAGCTGTTGAGAAAGCTTCTTCTGCAATAGTTTTTAAGCTATTACCGCTCCCACTCTTTAAAGTAGCTCCTTGACTATATTTTCCAATAATATATCCTACGCTGGAACCACTTTCAGATATAAATTTTTTTAATCTTCTTTTTAAGACACCTTGTTTTTGTTTAGTTACTTTTGCCAGCTCTTTTGCTTGATTTCTCTCTAACAGGTTTTTAAACTCTTTCCAAATCTTTTCTAAGGTTTTATTTGCTTTTTCTGAATCAAGAGATACTTCTTCTGAAAAAATTACTTTTAACTCGTCTAAAACTGTTTTCTTTTTTAATCCTAAAAGATTATAAGGTAAAGCTTCTATTTTTTCTTTTCTTAAGTCTCTTTTAAGCTCATTTAAAGCTGCTTCAGCTACTTTTCGTAAAGCCGCACTACTCACTAAAAGTTCTTATACAAATCAAGTACGCGTTTAATATGGTCAGGAAATGCCACATTATTACGCTGACTTGAGCTTGCTTGATTCTGAATACTAGCGCCAGCAATAGACCGTCGCTCTTTGTGTTCATCTTTCAAGTAGTAAGTAATCAAATCAAAAACTGC